AAGGCAGAAGGTTTGCCAGTATGTCTGATATGAAAGTATCTGATATGAGCAACAATGCACCTGTTGGAACTACACTAGCATTGCTAGAAAGAAATCAAAAAGTTATGAGTGCTGTTCAATCTAGACTCCATGCTTCTATGCGTAAAGAGTTTAATATCTTAGTTGGTATCGTTAAAGATTTTACAGACCCCTCCTATCCATATGAGACAGATGAAGGAGAAGATATTAAAACAGAGGATTTTGATAACAGAGTAGATGTACTACCAGTATCTGATCCTAACGCAGCAACAATGGCTCAAAGAATTATGCAATATCAAGCTGCAATGCAGTTAGCTCAATCAGCTCCTGATATGTATAACTTGCCTGAACTGCACAGACAAATGCTTGGTGTATTAGGCATTGAAGATGTAGAAAATATTATTCCAGATACAGATGATGTCAAACCAGTTGACCCAGTTACTGCAGTGCAGAACATTATTAATGGCAAACCTGTTAAAGCATTTATTGATCAAGATCATCAGGCACATATTGCTGTCGTTACATCAGCACAACAAGACCCAGAGATACAACAGCTAGTAGGGCAAAGTCCAAATGCTCCTTCTATCCTTGCTTCTGGTTCAGCTTACATTAATGAACATTTATCTATGCAGTATAGAAAGAAAGTTGAAGAAGAGATGGGCGTAGAGTTACCAGCAGAAGGTGAACCTTTACCAGCAGATGTTGAGAAGCGTATATCAAGCCTTGTAGCAGAAGCAGCCAAAAGAGTATTAGGTACTTCACAAGCTCAAGCTGAACAACAAAGGGTACAAGAACAACAAAAAGACCCACTTATACAAGCTAAGGAAAGAGAAGTAGCAATCAAAGAAGAAACAGCAAAATCTAAAATAGAAATAGATGAAGGTAGATTAATGCTTGATACTGCAAAAGCTAAAGTAAATAAAGAACTACAAGAAGCAAGAATTAAACAAGAAGGCGAAATTGCTGGTGCTAAAATAGGACAGCAAGTTGCTAGTGATCTGCTATCAAAAGAAGCAGATGAAAAAAAAGAAGCATCAAAAGATTTTAAAATTGGTATTGACATTGCCAAGGATATGTTAAAAGATAGCGATTAGTATGTTAAATGAAATCACAGAGCTATCACTTTCAGAACATCTGAAATTAAAATTGCGTTCTATGATGAATGAACACGCTGATCATATTGCTACAGGAGCTTGTAAAGACTTCTCCGAGTATCAAAAAATGATTGGAATTATCGAGGGTATTGCCCTTGCAGAACGAGAACTACTGGATTATGTAGAAAAAGTTTTAACATTATAGGAACTCGACTCCTAAAGTCGTGCAAAATATGAGTAAAAAAGAAAAAGTCAGTATCCCAGAACCAGAGAGTGTTGATACTCCTGTAGTAGCTGAGGATGTTAAAAGCCAACTACCAGAACCTAAAGGTTGGAAAATTCTTATAGCAATGCCTAAGATAGATGAAAAGACCGATGGCGGTATCATTAAGGCATCTACGACTGTAAGAGATGAAGAAGTTAGTAACATTTGTGGTTATGTCCTTAAATTAGGAAACGAGTGTTACCAAGATACTAAAAGATTCCCAAGTGGTCCTTGGTGCAAAGAAAGTGATTGGGTTGTATTTCGTGCTTATTCAGGCACTCGCATAAAAATGTATGGACAAGAATTTCGTTTAATAAATGATGACACTGTGGAAGCGGTGGTCGATGATCCAACAGGAGTAGTAAGAGCATGAGTAAAGCAGAAATAATTAATGAAGAGCCTAACTTTGAAGGTGTTGTTCCACAAACACAAGAAGATCAATTCTTTGGAAAACAAACTGAAATTGATAATAACATTCCAGATGACTTGGAAGTTACTATTATTGATGACACCCCTGAAGCAGACCAAGGTAGAAAACCAAAAGCTGAAAATGCTCCAGTAGAAGTTGATGACGATGTTGTAGACAAAGAGATAGCTGATTACAGCAAAAGAGCTGCTGATCGCATAGCTAAAATTAAATACGAGTATCACGAAGAACGCAGAGCAAAAGAAGCAGCAACAAGAGAGTCTACAGAAGCTGTAACAAGGCTTCAAACTATGATGTCTGAAAACCAAAGGCTACAAGCAATGGTTGAACAAGGCGGAGAAGTATTAAACAAACAAGCACATAACAATGCTTTGTGGGCAAAACAAAGTGCTAATGCTGAATTTAAGAAAGCCTACGAAGAAGGCGATGCTGATGGAATGACTAAAGCACAAGAGATGATAGCTAAAGCTACTCTTGCAGAGCAACAGTCCTCAAGCATGGCACAGAATGTACAACAACAAGTTGTTAGCAAAATGCCTGTACAACAACCTGTACAAGAAAAACAAGAACTAGACCCTGAAATGAAAGCATGGTCAAGCAAGAATCCTTGGTTTATGAGCACAGTTGATGAACATCAAGAGATGACCTCATACGCTTTAACCATTGATAAAAGACTTCGCAACAAAGGATTACTTCCTGAAAAAGATGCAAGTCAATATTACGCAGAAGTAGATCAAAATATGCGTAAAGAATATCCAAATTTTTTTGGTGTTCAAGTAGAAGAGACTACAGAAGTAGTTCACGAAACTGGAACACAAAAACGACAACCTTCAACAGTTGTTGCATCCGCCACGAGGGATAGCGGAAATAAGAAACCCTCGCAAATCCGTCTGACTCAGACTCAAGTTAAACTAGCACGACAACTTGGCATAAGTCCTGAGCAGTATGCAAACCAATTATTAAAGGAGATTTAATATGTCAGATAAAGAAATTAGTAATAACACTAAGGAAGTTAAGACTGACTCTCCTATAGAACAAGTGCGTACTCCAAGGAGTATAGAAAGTCGAGAAATCGATCAAAGACCAATGAGTTGGGATACGGCAGGTAATCTTCCAGAACCTGATCCTCAAGAAGGATTAGTATTCAGATGGATTAGAACTACCCTATTAGGGCAAAGTGATAATCCAAATGTTTCTAGAAGAATGCGTGAGGGGTGGAAACCTGTTGCACTTGAAGATCATCCAGAACTTCAAATACATATGCAAGATCATAACTCAGAATGGGCAAAGAAAGGTCACATTGAAATAGGCGGACAATTGTTATGCAGTATGCTACAAGAAAGAGCACAAGCTAGAGATAAACACTTTAGTGACTTAGCTTCTTCTCAAGTAGACTCTGTTGATAACACTTATTTTAAAGACCAAGACAATCGAATGGCGACCAAACAAGTGTTTGAACGCAAGTCGAAAACAACTTTTGGGAAAGATTCTTAGAATCTTTTTTTATTAATTTAATAAGGAGACAATTATGTCAACCACAGCAACTCCCTTTGGGAGCAGACCTCTTGGTACTATTGTTGGAAGCCCTTATCAAGGAAAAGTTACACATTACAAAATTAAAAATGCATATGCTACAGACATATTCTATGGCGATATTGTAAAGTTAACTGATAACAATCCTAATACCACTATTGAAAAAGATACTGGTACTGCGACTTTAACACCAATTGGTGTTTTCCTTGGTTGTGCTTACACTGATCCTACTACAGGTCAATTCACACCAAATCAATATTTTCCAGCTTCAATAGCTGCAGATGATATTGTTGCGTATGTTGCTACTGATCCTTTTGTAATAATGCAAATGCAAGGCGATGAAAGTCTTACTCAAGATGACTTGGGCAAGAATTGTGCTATCGTGCAAACTGCAGGAACTACAGCTATTGGAAACAGTAAAAACAGCGTAGATGGGAGTACAGCAGCTACTACCGCCACACTACCACTAAAGATTATCGATTTTGTCGATGGTCCTGATAGTGCAGTTGGCGATGAGTTCACTGATGTACTTGTAATGTTTAACGTAGGGCATCAATTGCTCAACACAACTGGCATAGGCTAAGGAGTAAATAATGGCAGCTATATCAAGAGCTAATGAGCTAAAGCAACTATTACCTGGACTTAACGCCTTATTTGGTGAAGAGTATGGTAATTACGAAAACGAGCACGAAGAAATTTATGTTTCAGAGAATTCCGAGAGATCATTTGAGGAAGAACTAAAACTATCTGGCTTCGGTGCAGCACCTGTAAAGAATGAAGGATCAACTATCAGTTATGATGTTGCTCAAGAATCTTTTGTGGCTCGTTACACACACGAAACTATCGCAATGGGATATTCAGTTACAGAGGAAGCTATGGAAGATAATCTATATGTTTCTTTGTCAGCTAGATATACTAAAGCACTAGCTCGTGCAATGGCTTACACAAAGCAAGTAAAAGCAGCATTTCCATTAAACAATGGATTTAGCACTGCATTTACTTCAGGTGATGGAGTAGCATTATTTAGTGCATCTCATCCACTTGTAAGTGGCGGAACTAACAGCAATAGACCCACAGTAGGAGCTGACTTGAATGAAACATCTTTAGAAGATGCGATCATCCAAATTGGTAAATATACTGATGAAAGAGGTCTTAAAATTGCTGCACGACCTAGAAAACTAATAGTACCATCTGAACTTCAGTTTGTTGCTACTAGACTTCTACAGAGTGACTATAGAGTTGGAACGGCTGACAATGACATCAACGCTATCAAGACTAATGGAGTAATTCCAGAAGGCTATTCAGTTAATCATTATTTAACTGATACTAATGCTTTCTTTATTACTACTGATATTCCTGATGGTATGAAGCATTTTGTCAGAGCACCGATGACAACATCTATGGATGGTGATTTTGAAACTGGTAATGTTAGATATAAAGCTAGAGAAAGATATTCCTTTGGAGTATCCGATCCGCTTGGTATCTATGGTTCACCAGGTAGTTCGTAAGAACACTTAGGGGGAGCTTATGTTCCCCCTTTTTTTTTAATCTAGGGAATTTTTAATTAATCTATCAACTGCCCTAGCAGACTTGCCAAGATGATAGATACTTTCTTTTAGGAGAATAAAATGGCTAACACAACATTTAATGGACCAGTTAGGTCCGAAAAAGGCTTTAGAACAATTGATATAAATTCAACAACAGGTGGAATTACTGATGGATTGGTAATCAATTCAGATGGTAATATTTTTACTGATGCTGGTGCACATACTCAGTATGTAGCAACAACAGGATATGGTCCTGCTGACTTTATCGTAGGTAAAGGCGGTAGCCAAAAAAATACTGTCGATCCTTTTACTTCAGGACTTACAGAGTTATTTCCTTTAGGCAGTAGATTACTTTATGGTAATACTGTTTATGCTTATGGTAGATTGGCAGCAGTTGCTGTAACAGCAGGTAAGTGTGTAACTCACGCTGCATCAATCGCACATCACTTTGATTTAACACCAACAGCAGGAGTCGCAGCAGGTGAAACAGCAATATCAGTAGAAACTGCTGGTACTGACATAGCTCTTAACCAATATGCAAATGGTTATCTTTATGTAAATGATGCTGCAGGTGAAGGTCAAATGCTTAGAATTAAATCTAATCCAGCACACGATCACTCAGCCGATCCTTCTATTGTTATTACTTGTTACGATGATTTAGCAACAGCGATAACTACAAGTTCAAGAATTACCTTAATTCCTGATCCAAGAAGTGGATTAATAGGTCAAGCTGCAACAACTACAGGTGCTACACTTGGTGTAACAATAGTAGACATGGCTGCCAGTGCTTATGGATGGTTTGCAGTCTCAGGACCAGCAACAGTATTAACTTCAGGAACATTGGTAGTTGGTAACCACGCAGTACCATTAGGTGCGGTTGGTGCAGTTGGACCAGCAGCAGGAGATGTTATTCAGGTAATTGGTACAGTTATGATTGTTAATGTAACAACCGATTACTCACTAATTAACCTTACAGGTATTATTTAAGGAGTAAATTATGGGTAAGTCAGATGTACGAGCAGTTACCATAACTGCTGATACAGTAGCCTTAGATGCAGATGGAATATCGGCAGCAGCATCAGTTGGAAATAACGCAGCACTTACTATAGGTGGTGCGTTAGCTTCAGGTGGTGCAGTTGCACTTAGTCATGGAAGGATTGTAACGATCCTTTCTGCTGGAAATGATTCAGCTAAATCTTTTACTGTAACTGGCACTGATGTTAATGGAGATGCTCAAACAGAATCCATTACAGGTGCTAATGCAGGTACTGCTACTGGAACTAAGTTTTTTAAAACTATATCAGGTATTTCAGCAGTTGGTAATCCAGCAGGTAATGTCTCAGCAGGAGTTAATGCTTCAGCAGCAGATGTTGTATTTGCAGGAAGAAGCAGACTTAAAGGTGTTTATCTAACAAGTACAGCTACAGCAGGTACTGTTGATTTTTTAAATACTTCTCCTTCAGGAACAAGTATTATGGGATTAAGTTCTGTTGGTGATGCTGATGCAACAAGAGATGTAGTTATACCAGATGAAGGCGTAGTGTTTTCTGCAGGTATCTATGTTGAATATACTGTATCAACATTTTTAACTATGACAGTCTTTCACGCTTAAAAAATTGCTACTAAAAAGTAGCGTAACTCACTTTATTTATAGTACCCTTACAAAGGGTGCTATAACTATTTAATTAAAAAGGTAACAATATGCCAATGAAAAAAAACGGATTGAAGAAAAAAAATATGGGATACATGGGTGGTGGCGAAACAATGATGCCAACTGCTCCTGTAAGTTCTATGTATCGTATGGGTGGTAAACTTTATATGGGTGGTGGTAAAACTATGGACAACACTATGTCTTATAAAGACGATGTTCAGAAAAAATTTGGTGGTGGCGGAATGACTGAACCAGCCATGAAAAAGAAAAAAATGATGGGTGGTGGAATGAGCAGAGGTTTTCTTAAACAATCTTCAATGTCTCAACCTGATCGCCCATTACCAAGAGGTAAAAAACGCAGAGGAGATATTTAGTTTACCAGTAAATATTTTTTACAATGAGAAGAAAAGAAACCCCTATACGCAAAACAACTATAGGTAAGGGTGCTAACTATCGATCTACTAAAAGTGGTGCTGGTATGACTAAGAAAGGAGTTGCAGCTTATCGCAAAGCAAATCCAGGTTCTAAGTTAAAAACAGCAGTAACAGGTAAGGTAAAAAAAGGTAGTAAAGCTGCAAAGCGTAGAAAGTCTTATTGTGCAAGGTCAGCAGGACAACTTAAAAACAGTTCAGCAGAAACAAGAAACGATCCTGATTCTAGAATTAGACAGGCTCGTAGAAGATGGAAGTGTTAATA